GAGTTAAAGAAAGTTGGTCTAGTATTTTTTGATATTCGATTAAAGCAGGAGGGACATCGCCTCCTCTTAATTCCTGAACAGAATTCAAACCTTCTGGTGCATTTTCAGGATCGACGCCTATCAGTTTATTTTGACCTGATTGCTGTAAATCTTGAGGGTTGGGTACTGATCCAATGAGATATTTGTATCCTGTTGAGATAACAGAATCGAACATATCTTGTATCTTCATATGCCTTTTGTTGAATTGTCTTTGGTTAGACCATTCCGCAGCAGCAATTCCCTGTATTCTTTGAGAAGCAAGCCAAATAGAGGGCTCAAAATAACAGAGTAGAGGAACAAAGGGGTAAGTTTCTGTGATTCCTGTATTGTCATCTCCTCTATAAACTGGAACACCGTTTAGCATTACATTGAGTTCTATATAAGGTCTGACAACTTTTCTGATCTCCATCTGTGGAATAGAATTTCTATCTATTTCCATCATAGAAGCTTCATCATTCAGATTAGTTAGTCTATTTAATCCGAACTTCAGCCTATCCATGTCCTCTTTGTCAAGATCTGAGATGTCCCTATAGAAACCTGTTCGTTTATCGATGAGGAATGTTCTTGTTCTGCTTGTTCTTCTGTAGTACTGATCGTAAGCAATGATCTTTCTGGATTTAGATATGTTGGTGAACTGAGGGTGATAGGAAAGGAATTTATCATCTCTAAAGCTATAAGGGATTTCATCTATAACTTTAGGATCTACAATGTTCTTTAGAAGTTGTTTTGCTTGAGAGGGGTTGATTAAGTCTCTTGTGATAGCAAATCCGCAGTCGGATAAATCTAAGGATTCAAAAGTTGGGTCTAAATAGAAGCTGTTAAATGTTCTTTTGTAGAAGGTGATGTCGCCATTAATGAAGTCTTTTGAATAATCCATCTGGATTCCACAAAGAGCAATCCCAGATTTAAACATTTCATCGGACGCATCTAGAAAGGTGGAATATCCTTTTCCTTTATCCCATATATCGTAAGAAAGTTTTGTGAACTGATCTGCGGTTTTTTGATCTGATCCTTCTACAGGACCTATAACAATAGAATGTAAATTATCTCTAAGATATCCTGAAAAAAATTCTATAGGACGCCTAATGATATTGAATTCAATAGGTTCACGACCTTCCATAGAAAGTTTTTTTCTTTCATCATCAGACCAAGTATATCCAGATGCTGCTAAAGAATATACTAATGCATTTTGAACGAAAGGAGACCAATAGTCATGAGCATATAGATAATTGCTCTGAAATTCTCCTCTTATATCCGCATCTTCCATGAAAAGATCTTTTTTTAATTAAAAATAAATCTATAACATAGAGGAGCGATTTGCAACAGCAATTTTATGTAATTCCAAAGCTTTTTTGTAATCTGTTCCAACTTCTACATGTCCTACAGCTTGCATAGCGTATTGAAAGGCATCTGCATAGTTGCTATTTGCGTCATGTAGAGGCTCTTCTAGATATCTTCCAGTTGGTTCATGCCATCTTTTTCTATATTTTGAGAGCTTATCTAGAAGTGGTTTTACTTTATTTAGATTGAATACGCACCTTGAAAACTTGTTTTTCGCATAGGAAATGAGTTCTTGTTTGTTAGATCTTTTCAACACTCTGAATTGTGTATTTGTTCCTGAAAAAAGCTTTCTAAACTCTCTTTCGTATGAGTTTACAACATCTAGAGGATCTCTTTTTACAGAGTCATGAGGGAGGAATATTGTATGATACATGTAAGGCTTATCTTGAAGAAGGAATTTTGCATAGTGATCAACGCCTTTATTATTGTTTTCATAATAGTCTATGACTCTGATTTCTCCATGTACTACTTGAAAAAATATCAGGACAGAAAGATCATTTACCCCAATATCCATTGCAACATACAAAGGCTCTAGAGGATCATAAATTGAATTATATAAACATCTGTTTTCTTTATAGGATTTCTCAATACATTCTGCAAAATAGTATGCATCAGATCTGGATAGAAAGGCTTCTTGAACTGTTGAAGGGTATTCTTGCTTAAGCTTATCTCCTAGTATTTTTTGCTGAACTGCGTACCAGTTTCTTTGATTTTGAGAGATCTTCACTTTGTATTTTTTCTCAATATCATCGAAATAGTCTGTAAGTTCAACTCCATACTCTACTTTTTCATTTAGAACATAGTTTTTCTCTTCGTACCAAGGAAAGAAAAGAAGGTGATAATCTAATTGAGTAAGGTTTTCATTCCCTCTTTGCTCTGCAGAAAGACACATATCGGCAAAGTATCCTTCCATTCCCTCACCAGTACTTTCAATGATTACTTTCCCTCCTAGTGGAATGGTATTCAAAGTACCTGTAACGACCTCTTCTGCTTTCATTGGAGTTCTAGCGCATGTCTTACCAAACTCTGACACAAGAACGTTTAAATACGTAGATCCACGAAGTGTTGTATCAACTCGTAGAAATGAGCCATTCTTAAACGTTATTTCCCGTGCTGATCTGTTTACGATTCCTAGATACGGCTTTAGTTTTTCAGGAAAAGTATCAAGAGCGTGTCCTATGATCCTTTTAAATATGTGTTGAGCGTGTTCTAGTGAGTACGAAACGATCCCTGTAGCTAGGTTTTCTGTAAAAATAGTGTCATCTAGCATATCTATAACGGAAAACGTAGACATGCCTAGCTGCCTTGCTTTAAGAATGATCTTTCTCTTATGTGGGCAGTCCAACACCATTTTTTGTATAGGTGTTAAACGAAATGGAACAGAATTTCCATCCTTGTCTACTACACGGTATAGATTATTTAGGCGCCATTCTTTTGACTCAATCATAAAAATACTTTTACATAATATTTTTTTGATTTTCAACACGTGGATGCGCACAAACAAGAAATTTGTTAATTATTAAAAAATCTCTGTCGTGTTTTTTTATGTTTTTCCTAAGTAGAATAGAGAAAAAGAGGGCATTATGAACGACATTATATTTCAAACTATCAACTCAGTAAACATTCCTCAATTGATCGCTTTTGGGACGATGCTTTGGTTTTTCTGTTATCGTATAGAAAAGAAAATGAATCATCGATGTGATAATGGAGAAAATTTATCCTTCAAATCTTCTAAAAAAAATAACAAATTTTATCATCTGCCTTCTAATCGAATAGATAAAATGGATGCACGACTTAACGATGTAGATTTAAGATTATGTTGGCTTGAGGGCGCTTTCTGTTACAGAAGGTTTTTAATGTTTAAAGAAAACAATTACAAAAAAACTCATAAAATATGATCATTGATCATATTTTCTTCGTCTAGAACAACTTATAAAAAGTTATGTCCAGTTATATCTCATTTTCCCTATAACTGTATATTAAATGGATTCCTATGGCGTAGGCATCAAATAAGCGGGCACACAATACTGTATACATTTTGTAATAAAATCAGCTCCAGGTCCGCCACCATATATAGCCCACGTCTCACAACCTGCTACACAAGAAATATAAGCCCAAGGCCCAGCTTCAACTGTTGAAAGAGAGCTAATTGCAAGAAATGCTAACGCAATAGGAGCAATTCTTTTTACAGAAGATATCATTTGAGATGGTGTTGATAGAGTAAAATATTGAAAATTAGATGAGTTCGGTACAGAATTTATCATTGTAAATCGATCTTATAGATTGAAATTCTTTTCGTCTTTTCCGGTCTTTAGCTCTTTGATCTTATCTTGAACAGCTATTCTGATGAAATCAGACATTGTCTTATGCGTAAGAACACACATGATCTTAATTTGATCATGCAAAGAAGACGGTATCTTGATCATTGTTCTTTTGAAGTTTTCCATATTTACACTCTTATGCTTGTTTTTTCTAAATTCGTCAACACAAACTTTTAAATAACAAATAAAAATTTTATCTTGTCATCAGAAGATACGGAGATCTTCCAACACCTAATTTGGAAAGATAATTATTGAAGGAGATCTATGTACACACAAAAAGCTGTTTTTGAACACAAGGTAGATGATCGCGTTTACACATTTATTTGCAATACAGATGCTCCTTTAGGAGAGGTTCATGATGCTCTCATGATGTTTAGAGGATGGTGTGTTGAAAGAATGGTAAAAGCTCAAAAAGAACACGAAGAAGAAATGCAAAAATCTAGAGAAGCAAATAAAGAGGAAATAGATGGTAGCGATAGCTAGATTCGATGAGTTAAGGTCTCTTGCTTTTGGTGATATTTCAGGTAGTTATGCTGCTGTGGGAGATCCCCTCTCTGTTTATGGAAGGATTATTACGATCTCAAACAATACAGAAGGTGACATGCTCTTCACTACAGATGTAAGTAGAGATGAAATATTTGTCGCA